TCAATGTGTTGAACCCGACCGCGTTCAGGCCCAAGCCGCAAACGTACATACCTGAGCAGATGCCCAGCCCAGAGTTGCCGGGAATAACCTTTAAACTTGGCAAATATACAGATTCAAATGTGCCGCGCACGCAATACATTTCCCGGCACGAGAGAATTGTGCTGCAGGGGGATTCGGGACAATGAAGTATCCAGGAGATGCCAAGATTATGGGCTGGGAATTGCTGACTATATACCCGCCCGAGAGATTGCGCGGACTGTACGGCGATATAAATCCGGAAGACGTGATTAAGGTTCACGAAGAGCGCGAGGGAGTTGAATACACGCTTCCGAGCGGGAAGATCCTGAGGTTCGCAGCCTGACTAAGACGCTCGAAATCGGGGAAACCTTAAGTTTCATGGGTGCTGAATATATCGCCATCGGCTTTAAGTCAAGCATTTCTGGCGGTGATTCCATTGAACTCCAGCCGCTATCTGGAAATCCGCAAATTATCGAGCAGATAAATGCTGGTGCAGACGTAGAAAGTGAAATGGTAGCGCAGTATGGCGAAGATCGGCGGAGTTAAGCAGCGGCGCACCCGGTTCATCAAGGAATACCTCCTCGATCAGAACGCTACAAGAGCCGCAATCGCAGCGGGGTTCAGTGAAAGATCAGCCCATGCACAAGGCTCAAGGCTGTTAAAAAATGCTGAAGTGCGGGCGAAGATTGACGAAGAGAACGATAGCGCTAACAAAAGACTAGACTTAACTGTAGATCGCATCAAGCAAGAGATTGCGCGACTCGCTTTTTATGATCCGGCAGCCTATTGGAACAAAGACGGTTCCACTAAGCCTATCCATGATATTGACGAGAATGCGCGGCGAGCCATCGTCGGCTTTGAGAATGCGGAACTGTTTGAGGGCAATGGGGAAGAGCGCGGATTAGTCGGATATGTGAAGAAGTTCAAGCTGGCAGACAAGAATAAGGCGCTGGAGACTGCGGCGCGATGCCTGAAGATGCTCACTGACAAAGTTGAATATAGCGGCATGGATGAAGTCTTGGCGCGGCTCACGGGTGGGCGCAAGAGGGTATCAGCCTTAAAGAATAATGCCAGTTAGTATTGCGCCAGCCGACCTAGAGCTGGCAGATGCGATAGCCGAATGCTATGCCGACCCGCTAGGCTACGTGATGCTGGCATGGCCTTGGGGAGAGCCGGGAACCGCGTTAGAGCACGAGTCGGGGCCCGACGATAATCAAAAAGAGTTCCTAATCTCCCTAGGCGAAGAAGTTAAAGCTCGCGGCTTTGATGGGCAGACCCCGGTGATGCCCATCCGTATGACCGAATCGAGCGGCCACGGTACTGGCAAGAGTGCAATGGGCGGATGGATCGCTAGCTGGATATTAGATACGCGCCCGCACAGTATCGGCACAGTCACCGCTGGTACCTACATCCAGTTAGAGAGCAGAACCTGGGCGGCGATATGCTTCTGGAAAAAGCTATCGATTACGGCCCATTGGTTCGATATTCAAGCCTCTGGCATCTTCCATAAGGCCTTTCCCGATAGCTGGAAGGTGATGCCGCAGACGTGCAAAGAGCAGAATGCACAGAGTTTTGCGGGGCAGCATGCCCGAACCTCTACGAGCTGGTATCTGTTCGATGAGGCGTCAGAAGTTCCCGATAAGATTTTTGAGACCGCATATGGCGGTTTGACTGATGGCGAGCCCATGATGCTTGTATGGGGCCAGATGGTCAGAAATACCGGAGAATTCTACCGCATCAACTTCGGCAACCTCGCAGAGCGCTGGAATCATCGCAGAGTAGATTCCAGAACGTCTCGTTTCACGAACAAAGCCTACATCGAGCAAATTGAAAAAGATTACGGCGTGGATAGTGACACGTTTAAGGTGCGAGTTTTAGGTTATCCGCCATCCGCATCTGAGCTGCAGTACATCGATAAAGCCCGAGTAGATTCGGCAATGCAGCGCAAGCAGGTAGCGCTGCCCGATGAACCGCTAATCTTAGGCTTTGACGTATCAGGCGGCGGCAAGGCATGGAATGTCATCAGGGCGCGGCGGGGATTAGATGGCAATCCTTCGGAATTTGCGCCCATTAGGATACCAGGAGAGTCAGATCCGGACAGGTCGCAGCGCGTTGGTATTTGTGCGGAACTCCTTAGGGATCAGCGTCCGCACCGCAAGGTAGCGGCAATGTTCGTCGATTCCGCCTTTGGGGCGGTGATTGTATCCAGACTTAGGCAGTTAGGCTTTACGAACGTCTTTGAAGTGAACTTTGGCGCAGCCAGTCCCGACCCGCACTACTTGAATATGCGGGCCTATATGTGGGGCAAATGCAAAGACTGGCTCATGTACGGGGCGATTCCCAAAGACGAGCACCTGCCAGAGATTCAAAGACTCAGCACGCAGTTAAGTTTGCCCGGTTATCACATCAACAATTCCGGCAAGTTGGTCATTGAGTCAAAAGCGGACATTCAGGCACGCGGAGAAGCAAGTCCGGATGATGCGGATGCGTTTGTGCTGACATGGGCGCAACCCGTAGCGCCGCCAAAGAAGCAGGTTGCGCAACGCAGAGTTATTAAATCGGCGTGGGGATAAATGGAATCAATTCGCGTTAAGTTGTCCGTAAATACCGACGAGCAGGGTGATTCGACCAACGATACCTTTGGCATAGTCAGTACGTGGCCCAGTGACTGGTGGGATAACCGAAAACACCCGCACTTCTGGGCCATGTACATAGTCCCGGCCATCCGCCAATTGCGGCAACATGCGGCATATAAGGCTCATGGCGACAGCTGCGCATGTCCCGTGTGTTTAGGGAGACTAGAGGTCACCGTCGAGGAAATGGAGTTGACGCCAAGGGCTATATGATGATGCCACAACAAAACGCATTTGCTGACAGGCTAGGAATAGGCGGACCTCCGCAGACTATGCAGCCCATAGGCGGACCAGCTCCGTACCAGCCTATCGGTACGATGCCAGCACAGCCAATTGGCCCCGCCCCTTCCCAGCCGATATGGGGCCATCCGAATCCGGTCGGGCCTGCTCCAATGCAACCGATCTATGGCAATCCTCCGGCGCAAGGCGGCCCGCAACCTTACCGACCGATGCTAGGTGCAAATGGGCAGCTTCCAAGCCAATCAGGCACATTAGCTAACCCGATCGTGCAGAACATTCTGCGGCAACGTTTGATGATGAATCAGGGGGGTGGCTACTGAGATGGCGGTACTTCACGCGAAGCAGCGTAACGCCCTAAGCGACCGAGTATTCGGCATCCCATCAGAGCGTAAGTATCCGATTACAGACCGCTCGCATGCAGCCAATGCTAAAGCGCGTGCCACGCAAATGGTGAAGAAGGGCAAGTTATCGCCGTCAACTGCGGCAAAGATCAAGGCGAAAGCCAATAAAGTTTTAGGAAAATAGGAGAATATTTATGGGCGCAGGTGGACTGATTCCAGAGGGGAGTCTCGGGCAGCAAGCAGTGAATAACTTGGGGGGCGCACCCTTCACGCCGATTGGGGCAAGTGGTGCACTCAATCCGCACAGTTCCGCTAACTACGTGCTGACCAAGGCAGGCGTTGCGGCGATGACGCTTGGCGCACCGACCGCGGGTGTTGATGATGGCGTGGTTATTTTCATCATGTCGAGCACGGCGCAGGCCCATACAGTCACAGCCACGGGCCTGTTTGTGGACGGCGCAGGGCACGTCAACCTCGCAACCTTTGCAGCGAATATTGGTGCCAGTTTCTCGATCCAGGCCTATCAGGGCAAGTGGTATGTATTGGGCACCCAAAACGTCACAATGAGTTAATTTTTCTCCCAACCAGTGCGTGCGCCTTTGCGCAATGCAAATGGGCCAGCGGGAGAGCGGTTCAAGTACACCTCGGTTTCTTGAACCGTGTTCTGGCCCATTAAATTCAAAGGTTTTTGTGGGGCGGGGATTCGTCTTGAGCTTGGCGAGTCGGTAACTCAGGTAGGCAAACCTTCGCGCGGCCCTATCTGGCCCCCCTTAAATTAAATATGTCTCGATTCTCTCAATATGCATCGTCGTTTTGGCTCTGGCTATTTGTATTTCTGGCTGGAGGCATAATCGCGCTGATTCTCTTGCTGATGTGGGTGAGTTTCGCTAATGGCTGAAGGGGAACTGCCTGTGCATGAGAAGGAAACTCATCGTGCAGTTAAATTTGAGCGACCTTCAACCCATCCCTCGGAGCGCTGCGGCAACTGCATCAACTTCATCTCCCAAATGCCGCCGCGATGCAAGCACGTCGCCAGCCCCATTTTCATTAACGCTTGGTGCCGAAAATGGAAGGACAAGTAGATGCCAGAATTTCTCGAAAAGAAACTCCGCGCCGAGTATGGCAATAATCCGCACGCAATTTATGGAACGATGAATGCTATTGGCGCGATGCACGGAAACAAAGAAACCGAAAAAGGTAAGGAAATGGAGAAAAAGCACGCTATGAAAATCGCGCACATGCACATTGAACCAGCGCAGGGCGGCGGACACGTCGTAGAGCATCACTTCAAGCCGAAGATGAAGGGCGGATCGGGCGCATTCATGGAGCACTCCGAACCAGCGAAACACGTATTCGGCAAGGGTGAAGGCGAGCAAATGCTGGCCCACCTGAAGAAGCACTTGGGCATCGGAGCCGCTGCTGCCCCAAAGACAGATGAAGGTGAAATGAAGCCTGCCGCACATGAGCCGCCGCACGAATCTGGCGCTGAAGAAGAAAGCGACGAAGGTTATTAGACATGTATTTCGTCATCGCCAAACTCCGCGATCGTTATTTCGTTTTGGGCACGCCATTGGCTGACCAAGAATCGGCACAGGCGGCTGCTTTGGATTTCTACAAGTCCGGACAGATGCTATGGGACGGCGAGGCGGGGGACAAGCGCATTCCCGATTCGATGTTTGTTAGCGAGTCAGTCCTAGAGGCATCACACGATATTTCCTTCGTAAGCGCGATGGGTGCAGCCCCGCCCGCCATTCAGGGAATCCCAGAGAAAGCCCATACCCGATAATGGCCGTCCTGGAGCAGGCCAAGGTTAACCGCGAACTGCAGCGATTAGGCTTAGGCCACTTAAAAGACCCTAATCTAATAGCCAATATGGCCTACTTGGTGCGCGACCACGCACACTTCAGGGGCATATTGATGCACATGCCAATGCCGGATCGCAAAGAGGCTTATGACTGCCTCGCGCCAAAGCTGCGGTTCAAGGCTAAATCATTGGAAGATTACGAAATCGAAGCGAGATACCTTGCAGAAAAGAACCAACTCCCGCAATACAACCCCTCTACGCTAGAGGCCAAAGAGTGGGGATCAAGAAATGTAGGCCGCGAGGAGGTGATCCAGCCTAAGTTGGAGCGCATCGCGGAGGAATCGATCAACCGCGACTTACGCGAAGAGCAAGCCAAGATTCAGAACACATTAGTTTGCCACAAGTGCACCCAGGTGAAGCAGTTCCGCATGAAGACGCGCAGAACATTGTTCAAGATTGCCGCAGAGGCTGGATGGTTTATCGACAATCTGCAGGCCTTCTGCCCCGACTGCAAACCCAAGCTCAATTAAATGTCGAATGCCCCGACGCCTGAAGAAATCCGCGAGGCCTATTCAGACTATGACGATGAATGGACTCCAATTAAGGAAGAAGCGCATGTGGATATGCGCTACGTTAGCGGAGATCCTTGGGACCCGGCAGATCGGGCGCAGCGTGAAGATGCTGGGCGGCCCTGCATATCGCTTGACGAGTTAAATCAATACCTTAACCAGTACAACAACACCCTTCGGCAGAACAAGCGAGCCATTCAGGTAATTCCGAAAGGCTCAGGGGCGGACGATAAAGACGCCACGCGGCGCGAGAACCTGATTCGCGGCATAGAGAACGAATCAAACGCCCAAGAAGCCTATGTAACGATGGCGGAGAATGCAGCATCCAGAAGCTACGGCTATCTGTTGCTCCGCACAGAGTTTAGGGGAGACTGGAAAGACAGTGACGATCCTGACCAGTCGATGTTTGAGCAGAAGATTGTCATTCAGCGGGTAGCAAACCCCGACACAATTCTCCTCAACCCTGGATATCAAAAAGCGGACGCCTCCGACGTAGAAGACGGGTTCGTAGTTAAGCGCATTCGCAAGTCAGACTTTGGGCGGAAGTATCCCCACGCTGACAAGCAGAGCTTCAGTTCGCAGGATATGAAAGATGCCAAAGATTGGATTGGCGAAAAAGACCTGCAGATTGCGGAATACTGGAAGGTTCACAAGAAGCCGAAGAAACTTCTTCTTCTGAAGTCGCCGACTGGCCCCTTGGCGCTATGGGCGGATGAAATCGACCGCAAGCCTGACAAGTCAGAAGTCATTAAAGAGCGCACAGTCGAGATTAAGAATGTCGTTGAGTACGTGACCAACGGCATCGAGATTCTGGAAGAGATTCCGTGGGCAGGTTCGCGCATCCCGATCATCTCCTGCTTTGGTAAAGAGCTTTGGGTCGATGAAGGCTCAGGGGCGAAGCGTAAGTTGCTGTCAATGATTCGCCTCGCACGCGATCCGCAGATGTTATTTGCGTACATGTGCACGCAAGAGGCGGAAGAAGCAGGCATGACTCCTAAAGCCCCATTTATGGGCGCTAAGGGTCAGTTTGAATCGGCGCGTGAAACGTGGGAGATGATTAACAAGCAGCCCTTTTCTTTTGTTGAGTATGACATTGTGCTTGATTCCGCTACCCAGCAGGCATTACCGCCTCCCAGCAGGCCACAGTGGACGCCGAACTTTGAAGTTTACGAACTGGCAAAAGATTCTATCCGTCGTTCGATTCAGGCTGCAATGGGCATTACGCCATTGCCGACTGCCGCGCAAAGAGACTCTGAGAAGTCTGGCGTGGCGCTGGAGCGCATCAGTACACAAGAGTCCATTGGCAGCTTCCACTTCACGGATAACTTTGATCGCGCATTGCAGAACTTAGGCTGGCAGGTCAATGAGTTAATCAGTGAGATTTATGACACGCAACGCGAGTTGCCGATTGAGAAAGCGGATGGCACCTACGCGACTCTGCACGCCGTGGGAAACACTTCGCACCCGATTGGTGATGACGGGGCATATGACGTGCAAGGTATTCCGCAGCAGGAAAACAGTCCTGAACCAGTCGAACACTTGCATACAGGCAAGGGAGAGTTTGACGTAACAATATCTACTGGGCCTAGTTATCAGTCGCAGCGTGAGCAGGCTTCCGAGTTCGTCGATCATCTAATTGAGAACTGGCAGCAGCTTGGCATTCCGGAGCCGATTGCAAACAAGATTCTAGCGCTGGGAATCAAGTTGAAGGATATCGGCCCTATTGGCGATGCCATTCAGGAGTTACTGAATCCTCCCGACCCGAACAATATGCCGCCACAAGCGCAAGCGGCAATCTCTCAACTGCAGGCACAGTTACAGAAGTTGCAGGAAGAGAATGCGGCACTGCATGCAGATCGAGCCGCAAAGGTAGTTGAGCAGCAGACCAAGATCCAAGTAGCGAGTATGCGGTCTAAAGATGTTCTGGATAAGAACACAATGGACTTCATTACCCAGGTTATCAAAGCGGAACTTGCTGCGAAGTCTAAGGCAGATGCCACCGTGGCGCAGAATGACGCGCAAAGGGAATTGGCGATGCTGGGATTTGGGCATGACGCAACACTTCATGCAAGCGGACAGGCGCACGAAGTTGCGCAAAGCGCAGTAGATCATGGCCGCAATATGGAGTTAGCGCAGCAACAAGCAACTAATCAGCAGGTTCAGCAGGCTTCTGATCAGGTGCATCAGCAGACGATGGCGCAGCAGCAACCACCTGCCGGATCAGATTAAGACTTTTCGCACTTTCGCGCCGCCAGTCGGCGTAAAACTGGCACAAAAAGTGAAAGGCAATAAATGAATACCGTGACTGACTCTGATTCGGTACCAGAGCTTGAAATTCCAGCACTCGGGCCCGCCTATGAAGAATGGCGCAAAACGGGAAAGCTGGCCACAGAACCTCAGACTTACGAACCACCGAAACCCGAAGTACCCGCAACAGAAGAAACCCAGTCGTCAGAAGAGGAAGAATCGGCACCTTCCACAGAAGAAACTGCCGTCACTAGTGCGGACTCGGCCACCGCTCAACCGCAGAAGAAGAAGGATGCTGCCAGCCGACTCAAAGAGGTCTTAGCCGACCAAAAGAAGTTGCGGCTGGAACGGGAAAAAGATCAAGAACTAATTCGGGAACTTACGCGGAAACTCTCAGGCCCAAGCGCACTGCAGACATCGCAACCTGCCCCTGAAGCCGCCAAAGTTGAAACCGGAAAGCCAGTTAGACCGAAGCTGACCGATGTTGACCCCAAAACTGGGCAACCGCTGTTCAAGACCTTCACTGACTACGAATTGGCGCTAGAGAAGTATTCCGATGACCGGGATGCTTGGCTAGAGTCGGAAACGTTCAAGAAGGTGACTGAGCACTCGACCAAAGCGCAGAAAGAAAAAGAGACTGCCGAGGCCGAGAAGGTCATTGCTGAACTCTTTGGCAAACGCGTGAATGAAGTTCGCCAGAAACATGCGGACTTTGACCAAGTTGCATTGAGGAAAGATTTGCCAGTCGTTAAAGGTTCCACAGTAGAGGCATACATTCTGGACTCTGACCGTGGTGCTGAAGTGCTTTACTTCCTAGGCCAACACCCCGAAGAAGTAACGCGATTGACTGGTTTAATCGGCGACCTCGATGCGCAAGGTAACTTCACTCGTATCGGCCCCGGATTAAGTGCATTAGCTCAAGCGCGTGAGCTGTTCAAGATCGAACAAGCGCTTACCCCCGTTGAGAAACCAGCACCGAAACCTCCTTCTACTGCCAGACCTGTAACCCAGGCTCCTCCTCCACCGCACCAGGTTAGCGGGAAAGCCCCCGCATCCGACCCGGTTGAGCAGGCAGTCAAAGAAGGCGATTTCGCCGCTTTCCGTGATGCAGAGAATGCAAAGATTCTCGCCCGGAGAAAGGCGGCACGCCGATGATAAGGACAAACATCAGTGCCAAACCTATTTCTCAACACGAATTGGATCAGTATGGACGTGTTGCGGAACCTCACGAACTCTCTGACGGTATCCGAGTACTTCAACACGGAATGGGAAGGTGACTTCAATAAAGAATTTGCGGTAGGTGCGCAGGTTCAAGTCAAATTCCCGCAACAGTTCACCATTCGAGATGGTCTTGGATACGATCCGCAGGGTATCGACCGGATTTCCACGACCGTAAATCTCGACCAACCTTTCGGCATCGACTTTCAGTGGGACGATTACGAAAATGCAGTCAAGGCGGAGCGGTCGGAAGAAGAAATCCGCCAGCAGTACCTCATGCCTGCGGGCGTGCAGTTGGCTCAAGAAGTTGATTCCCGCGCCGCCAATTGGGCAACGACCTATGCCAATAACGTTGTAGGTTCTCTCGGAACCGATCCGACGAGTTTGGTCACTTACGATCAGGCCCGTTCACGTTTGCTGCAGAAAGCCGCGCCTCCGGGCAAGCGTGCTCTTTGTATCTCATCCTCGATGATGGTTTCGGTGGGTGCCAGCATTACCACGCTGTTGCAGCCTGTCGATGAAATAACGGAGATGTTCAAAGAGGGTGCAATCGGTCGCGCCAAAGGCTTTGACTGGTACGAAGAGCAGTCTTTGTACTCGATCACTGCCGGAACTTGGGCGAATGCGGTTACGGTCAACGGTGCAGGACAGTCAGGCACTTCGCTGATTATCACTGACACCGCTGCGGATACTTTCAATGCTGGCGACAAGTTCTCTATCGCCAACGTGAATGCGGTCAACCCCCGTACCCGCCGCACCGCTGGGCCGCTTCAGGCGCAGCAATTCACCATCACCAACTCGATTGTGGGCACAGGGGGCGACACCATCAACTTTCTGCCTGCAATCTATGGCCCCGGCTCGCAGTATCAGAACGTTGATAATTTGCCAGCCAATGGTGCCGCACTCACCCTGTGGCCCGGAACGACCTCTCCCAATGGCAAGACGGGAACGGTTGCTCTGGCCCTCACTAAATACGCCTTCGCTCTTTCTGGCGCAAAACTCTATAGCCCCAAAGCCGTAGAAGTTTGCTCGCAGAAACGCGATCCTCGGACTGGCCTTGCGGTCAGATTCGTAAAGGCGTGGGATCCGGTACGAAGCATGGAAATCCATCGTTTCGACATGGTGATCGGCTTCGGCAACCTCTACACGGACAATGGCGCAGTCGTCATTGCGGGAGCCTAATCCAATGACCAAAACGATTAAACTTTCCCTGTTTCTCGCGGTGTTGCTCTCGATGGCTTCGATGTCATTCGGGCAGACCATTTTGACCCATACCACGCTTTCGGCGGCAGTGACCACCACGTCGCAGACTGTAATTCCTTTGACTTCGGCCGCAGGCGTTACAGCGACCAACTCCATCCTCTTTATTGCGGATGGGTTGATCGGTGAAGCTGTATTCGTGAATGCCGTCAACGGCACGAATATCAGCGTCACTCGCGGCTATCAGTCACTCGGCAAAGCGCGTCCGCACCTTTCAGGAGCCTTAGTATTTGTCGTTCCTCTGAATACTGGGTATCCTGGCGCATTGAATACAGTGGCCCCGACAGGCTCCTGCACTCGTACCTCTGTACCGTATCTTCCGATTATCTCTGTAGGCTTGGGCGGTGCGCCTACGCTGATTTCGGATTGCGTCGGCGGAGTTTGGGTTGCGGGCAACTTGGCGGCGCAGAACAACTCACCGTTCCGCGTTCTAGCCCCTAATCCGGGTGCGGTGGCGCTGTCAACCATCAACACGGCTGGCACTACACTTGCGGCAACTACGATGTACTGCAACGAGATCGACCTTCCCGCTAGCAAGTTGGCTACGGGACTAGGGGTTCTCAATGGCAGCACGGCCACAACCGACAACCACCTCGTAGTTCTCTACGATGCGACCGGAAATCTGGTTACCAATAGCGCAACTGCTGGAGTTCTAGCAGCCACCCCTTCGGTATATCAGGGTATTTCCTTCACTACGTCGTATTACTTGGTTGGGCCAGCAGTGTACTTTGGCTGCTTGCAGACCAACGGAACTACGGCAACGGTGCGCATGGAAGTGACGGGCGTAAATGACACGTATTTGACCAAGGGTGTGACCGGACAAACGTTCGGAACCATTCCCGCGACCATCACGGTGCCGACAACCTTCACGACCGCAGTGGGCCCTTACCTCACAGTGTTTTAACCCTCCTCCTCCGGGGCTGGCCTTCGTGCTGGCCCCGGTATTTTTATCTCTGGAGCGCTCATGGCATATGTACATCAGGAATACCCGAAAGTTATTCAAGATCAGCACGGCGAACCAGTGACGGTTAAATCCGTCGAAGAGGAAGCAAGGTATAAATCGAAACCTGTAGCAGCCCCAGTTATACCGAGCGCAGCCGATTTAGATGCGGTTGCCAAAGAGCAACAGATTGTTGAAGTTACCGCGCCGAAAGCAGTCAGGATTCTGCGCGGATCGCGGGCCAAATAGTGTTTCCCGAGCATTGGCCGCTGTCTAAGCTAATCCGCCACTTCTGTTCGGAGTTACTGACCGACGCAAAAATCATTGTCAAGCACGAAACTACCGTCATCAAGAATCAGGAGAAAATTATGTCCGCATTGACCGATCTGCAAGCCTCAGTCTCGAAACTTTCGACCGATGTCAACGCTTTCATTACCGCTAACTCTGGCGGCGCAACCGATGCCGACCTTGTGACACTGAAAGCCTCGGTCGATGCCATTGATGCAGTTGTGAATCCCCCCACTCCTGCCCCCGCCAGCTAATGCCCCGGCAGTTCAGAGAATCGCGGCCAGCGCATATTCGTGAGCGCTGGCCGCTGGAACTGGATTTAGGCGGAGTGCCACGAGACACCAACCTTAGAAATAAAAAGAAGCAGGAATTAGAGGAAACCATGCGAGGACAACCTACCAACTTCTTTGTGAGCGGGCAGTCAATCGACTTGAACAAGCCCGCAAAAGAAGCCTACCGCCATCAGGAATATCCAAAGATGGTCTACCACCCCACCATGAAAGACCCCGTGACGCTGAAAGAACACAAGCGGATCACGCTCTATAACTCCCTGCATCCGGAAAAGCCGGAACTCCTTCCCTCGGTGACTCCGGCATTCAAGATGGTCAACAGTAAAGAGGAAGAAACCGCCGCGCTTCAGCAGAGTTGGCAGTCGAAACCTCCGGCTGAATCCCCGCATCCTAGCGAGTTCGCAGATGTTGATGGCGAAGCTCTGTGCTCTCGCGGCTGTGGCGAGAAGCCGCATCGTGGCAAGTGTGCTGCAGTAGCGGTCTAAATGCCGATCTCTCCGCCCGTCCCTCCTAATCCTCCAATTCAGTACTCAGTAGGCGATCTGTGCACCGATGCGCTCATTGAGATTGGAGCAGTAGCGCCGGGAGAAGAGCCTGGATCAGATGAGTTGCAGTGGGCATTCCGCAAATGTAACGAAGTTATTGATGTTTGGCAGGCGATGCGGAACAAGGTGTATTCATATGCCTTTCCCGTATTCACGTTTCAGGCGGGAGTGAACCCAGTTCTGATGGGCCCTAGCCCGGTAGCGGTGTGGAAAGTTCCGCAACGGCCTGTGAGGCTTGAGAGCGCGGCGCTGATTCTTAATCAGGGCATTAAGGTCGATCTGCCCATCGACATCCGCGACAAAGATTGGTGGGCGCTGAATCAAGTTAAGAACATTCAGACCAATGTGCCCACAGATGTTTATCCAGACTACACATGGCCTGATGCGAGTTTGTTCTTCTGGCCAGTCATCAATGTAGGCGATCAGGTCAGGCTGCAGACTTGGGTAACGGTTGAGCAGTTCGTAACAATTACCGATCCAATAGGCGGACCGAGCGGGCCGGGAACTCTTCCTCCAGCTTACCGCACAGCATTAAAGCTGACTCTTGCAGAGTCTTTGCTGTCAGGATCGAATCGTGTGCCTTCGCCAGTATTGACTGCGGCGGCCACTGTGGCGAGAGCGGCAATGATCGGGAATAACGCAAAGCCGCCACGAATCACGACGCGGGATTCAGGGATGCCGCGCAGCGGTGCTACGCGGGCAGACTTCAGATGGACTGACGGAAGCGTAACGGGCGGGCCTTCGCAGTAGTGAAGGCTGAGTGCTCAGATCCATGTCGAGCTTCAGATTCCATACACAAAATTGATGTGCGGCGTTGGGACTTGCACCCACGTTGCAGACTGGAATGCTAAAGAACTTGTCTCGCCACTCCGGATACTCAACGCAAGAATGTCGAGCCTTCTTACCTTTAACAAGTGCAGTCCGTCTTATTTCCGCCTCTAGGATTCTGGCGGGATTCGAACCCGCGACCTCTCAGCCTTCGGGCAAGAGTATAACACATGGCTGACAAACTGACTTTGACAATTCGATTGCACGATCCGAAAGAGAAGAAAGACCACAAGCAATCCGCATCATGGGTTGTCGCGCAGATAGACAGAGACCACCTTTCTATGGAAACGCAGCAGTTCTTTGACTATTACATCAAGCACATGCTGCCGCAGTTAACCAACGCCAAATTCAATGCCTGAGATCCCCTTTGACTTCTGTGGCCCTTCGGATCAAACACAAGGCGTCACATTTGACAATCAAATCGGGTTCAACTGTTACTGCGAACGGGCAGAAGTTCCTGGCACTCGCAGCCAAATTGCATTACTGCATACTCCCGGCAAGAAGGTATTCGCAGGTTTAGATGAAAGCTCCGTTCCGGGATTATTCGAGGTCAATGGGCGGTGTTTTGCAGCCGCATCAAATCTCTGGGAGCTGACTCCAGACGGAGCCTTTAATCGCGGCAGTTTAGGTGTAGCACCAGTAACTCCGACGCAGATAACCGCAAACGAGACCCAGTTAGTCATTCTGAACAATGGGAACTTGTTCGTGATGGTGCTGGCCACGAACGCCTTCCAAGCCGTGGATATGGGGCAGTTCAATGGGCCAATTGCACAGATTGATTTCTCAGACGGCTACATTCTGGCGACACTGCAGAACTCGCATACGTTCCAGCAGTCTAATTTGGAAGATGCGACAACCTGGTCGGGGCTGAATATATCGACTGTTTCTCTGTTCCCTGACAACATCACTTCGATGAAGTGCGACCACCGCGAAATGTGGTTGTACTCAGGCAAGAAAACGGCAGTCTATTACAACGCTGGTGCGGGCTTTCCGGTATTCATCCCAATTCAGGGGGCCTTTCTTGAGACAGGTGCAGCTGCAGCCTTCGCAACCGTTCAATTAGACAATTCTCTGTTCTGGCTGGCACAAGATGAGCGGGGATTCATGGTCGCATTCAGGGCCAATGGATATGCAGGGGAAAGAGTTTCCACACACGCTGTAGAACTGGCATGGCAGCAGTATCCGACAGTCTCAAACGCAGTCGGCTATGCTTATCAGGAACAAGGTCATACCTTCTGGCAGTTATTCTTTCCCTCCGCAAATAATGGCAAGGGCGCAACTTGGGATTACGACGTTGCGACGAAGTACTGGCACCAAAGAGGCTCTTGGGATGAACAGAGCGGAACCTATTCTGCGGATCGCTCTATGTCGCACACATTCTGCTTTGGCCTAAACTTAGTAGGAGATTGGGCATCGGGCAATGTGTATCAGCTTTCGTCAAACATTCTGACGGAAAACGGGAATCCGATTCGAGGCTTCCGCAGAACCCCGACAGTTTCGGATAGCAACAAGTGGATTTACTTCGAGTCCATCGAGTTCGATGTTGAAACAGGGCTAGGGCCAAATATTCCCCTGAATGATGGCACAGGGGCAACTAGGCCGCCGCAAATCATACTGCGCTGGTCGAATGATGGCGGGAAAACATGGTCAAACGACTACATCCTTAGCTTGGGCGCAACTGGAAAGTACAGCAAGCGGGTTATCAAGAGGATGCTGGGACGCGCACGGAAAAGAATCTGGGAAGTGTCATGGTCTGATCCTGTGCCGATCCGGTTTGTTGGGGCATATCTCTACGGGGAAGCGGCAATTAACTAATGCCCACCACGCAGACGGTAGTAGTTCCTCCGCCGATACGCGGCCTGAATCTTCCGCAGACTTTAATCAACTGGCTGTTTACTCTGCAGAACCTGCACCCACTGAATGAAGTGGACACCTCTCAGGGGCAATATTCGGAAGAAGTACCTCCTGCGGGATTGAACAGCACCACAGGCACCTCGAATCAGAACCAGGAAATAACCTTCGTCAAAGTCTCAGGCGACGGAAATACCTACACCTTAAACGGTGCAGAAGGCGGCCCGCTAACGCTTGCGGTGAAAGGGCAATTCTTCAAGATCAAGTCAGACGGTACGTTGTGGTGGCAGACTGGATGAAGAGACTATTCCTTGTAGCTATACTGATGATCGGATGTGCGGCCCAAGCGCAACTCGTGCGCGTGGACATTCCATTCCCCAGTGTTAGCAATACGTCGCCGCCGTTCCTTCAGGCCAATCTCCCCCCGAATTCCCCGGTACTTGCGGTGTGTCACTCGCCCGCAAATGCTCTGCCATGCACCAACTACGTTACAACCTTCACTTCTGCAGAAGTTCCGTGTGCTAACGGCGCTCAAGATACTCCCCAACCCCAGCCATCCGCATGCCAGCCGACAGGCGATGCTCAGGGCAACTTGGGATTCTGGATTCCCGCTGGCACTTATGACTACACAGTTTGTGTGCAGAATACCTGCTATGGGCCTTACACGATAACCGTGGGCGGCTCCGGGGGAGGAGGCGGCGGATTAGTTCAGGGAACGCCCAATCAGATCAACGTCACTTCAGCTAATCCCCAAGTTGCATCTTTAGCCAACCCGATTATTACCCCTGGCCCAATCACGGTCAATGGTGCAGGAACATTTCAGGGCGGAGCTAACGGAATCTGGCTGACCTCGGACACACTTTGCTTGCCCGCTCCACAGAATCCTGATCCTTCTCAGCCAGCAGTCGGGAACTGGTGCCTCTTGCAGCAGGGCGGAATGATGCAGGCGTGCTTAAACAACGGCACATTCCTGCAATGTTCGCCGCTAGCCGCTCCGCAATTTGGGTTCCCGCTCAATGGCGAAGTGTTTCTCTACTGCAACCAGGAGAGCACATTTGATTTAGGGCGTAACTGTCCTACGGGTGCGACGATTCCGCCGAATGAAGTAATCGCCAATCTAAGTGGGTGCAATAACACTACTTTCGTATTAGGCGATCTCTCAGGCTGCGGTTCGGGTACAGGTGGAAGTGTAACGAGTGTTGCTCCGGGCACGGGCCTGAGCTCTTCGCCGAATCCCATCATTGCAACAGGAACAATTTCCATAGCAAATACCGCAGTTACGGCGGGCTCGTACACCAACGCCAACATTACGGTAAACGCTCAAGGGCAATTGACTGCCGCAGCTAATGGATCTGGCGGCGCGACAACCCAAGGGCCATTCCCGCTCACAAATTGCTTGGGCGATCAGACCACGGGATTCATCGTCTGGACTGATTTCCTGACTCCAGCAGCGAGCTTTCACTACGGGCACTGGGAATATGCGATTCCATCAGCGGTAACTGCCAGCGCTCTACCGATTACGGCCACTTGCACAATTAAGCTGCCGCATACGATTCCGGGAACGGGCACCGCAAAGATCGTACTCGATCACATTGCCGCTAACGATTCAACAGCTGGGCACACTACAACTTTTCAAACCTGCGATGCCAGCGTAGATACTGCGGCAACTGTCAACGTCCCTTCTTTTACGTGCGCATCGACGCAGAATTATACGACCACCACTACAGCCTATGCGCCGAGCACCCTGTCCTTCAACGTGCAATCGGCACTGACCGCTGACACTTTGATTTTCGTGCAGATTAAAGCCACAGCACAGAGTGGAATGGTTGCCAATCCTCTCATCAATAACTTTTATCTGGAGTGGCAATGAGGAAACTGATTGCCCTCGCCATTCTTTATGCGCTCCCACTTTATGGCGCACGTTCGTTTAATGGCACGACGGACAAAGCGCAGGCAGCTGCTGGAGCCAACCTCGACTTCTATGGCGGGGCGCTTATCAGCATGTCCACTTGGTTCTTTGTGTCATCTGTTCCGGGTGCAGAAGCGGATTTAGTCGGCAAGGGAAACACCGCAAATGGGACGAGCACTTACTACATCAGCTTGTCGAGAAGCGGCCACACAAATCACCTGAGTTTCTATATCCACCAAAGCACAGCCTTAAACCACGATCTGTTTGTAGATTGCACGACAACGGTAACCGCAAATTCTTGGCACAACGTCGTCGGCATCGGCAATGGTAGTGCTGGTGGAGGGACTGGGCAATTCTTCATCTACGAAGATGGCGTACTTTGCGGAACTGGCACGAGCTTTAACGGGACGATACAAACGCAAGCCGCAGGCAATCCTGATTGGTGTTTCGGCGGATACGCAACTACTGGCGCGGTTCCGCTGGGAGTCTGCACAACGGTTAACTACTCCGGCTTCATCGCAGAAACAGCTTTATGGAACGTGGCACTGACTGATGGAGAGGCGAAGAGTCTGTATTTCTCGTGCCCAATCAATGTCAGATCGAGTGGCCTGCAAGGTTACTGGCCCATGTATGGGACATCTGGTTCTAGTTTTGAAGGAGATGCGGCTGGGAAACTGCAAACCGTAACTCTCACGGGAACAACTGGCGTGGCGAGTCACCCCAAGTGCACGCAGAGAATTAACTAAAAATGAAACTTATAACTATCTTCGCATTGGCACTGATGCTTTCAGGTCGCGCCTACGGGCAGCAGAACGTCGTTGTCTCGGGGCCGCAAACACCGCCAACCGGAGTGACGGTGCTTCCGGCAAACTCGACTATTGCAGTGTTAACCAGCCAGGTATTTTCTGCGGTTCTGAATCCCTCGCTCGTTTTAGTGACAAACCAGTGCCAATGGACAAGTTCTAACCCAACCGTCGCATCTAATAACAATGAATCGTTTAAGGCACTATCATCGGGAGCTACTACTGTAACCTGCTCCGTAGGTTCAGGGTTTGAGTGCGGCGGATCGCCATGCACCGGAACCACGACATTAACGGTCGCACCGTCGCCCCTTGTCAACAATCCTGCGTGCGGAGTTCCACCCTGCGCCATCCCCGTTCAAGGTACACAGGGGTTGGTCTATCCGGGATTTACTTTCGGATGTTCGGGCGGAACCGGGCCCTATACCTGGTTAGTTTCATCCGGATCACTGCCGGGCGCTTTTACTTTGTCTTCGGGCGGAGTTCTCTCAGGCACTAATGCAGAAGTCGCAGGCGTCACGACGTTTTCTGTAACCTGCACGGATTCAGGAAGCAATGTATCGTCCCCGCTTTCGGTGCAATTAACGGTTAATGCCGCCGCTGCATGTGGGCCGCCGAATTACCTGTGCGCGACTCAAGGCGTGCAGATTGCCCCTGCGGTGGTAGCGCCTTCACTTGGCGGACTCATTAGCTCCAATGCAGTCATCACGGATTCGACGCTCTCTGGCGCAAAAATCTTCCGCGCATCAGATGGAAACTTCCAGACTGGATCGAACGCCAATGTTACTTACGTGACGGAATGCGGCGGATCGGCGGATGATTTTCAGTTCAGCGTCAACAAAACATTCATTCTGATCGGGGACAATCGCGGGTTTTACTTCCTGCGCGGTCTGGACTTCACCAACCACAAGTCTTTCCCGCTCTATCCGCAAATCAACGGAGTCGCGCAGACTAAAGCTAACTACCTCGTAGCTGGCTGCGGAGAGTGGAGCTACAACAACAACTTCTGGTTCTATGACCACGGCTCGCAATCAGGCACAGTGTTCACGCGCACGGATGTTACGAACTATCAGACGCCGACGGTAGGGAATCCCGCTGCAGGTCCGGTGACCACGACCGTTGCCGACTTCGCGAACGCCTTACCTGGAACGCCATTCCAATGCGGCTCGAACGGCGGCATCGTCTCGACTTCGGATGGAACGACGATCAACTGGGTAGCGGTAACGAAGTTCAATTCTGCTTGGGTGGGAACGCCCATGATTATCAATGGGCAGAACACCAACGTAGCATCTTTTATTTCGACGACGCAGATCACAGTTGCCCCCGCAGTAACTCCGGCAACCAACGTCACTTATCAGCGCGGCGGCATTGGGCCGGATCCAGTCTGCTGGCACTCAATGGGCGGGATGGATCATAACGACTCGCTTAACTCCCTGTCATTTCACATGGCGGAAGGCTACTCGACTACGGCAGGGCAGGATACAGGCTGCATCGTGGGCGACACGCTTCTGAACGGTCAGAATCCGACGCCAACCACGAATCAATATTGGACTTACAACACCTGCACCGGAGCAGTCCTGAAGTATCAGTTCTCTGGCGGAAGCTGGACGCAATCTACAGTAGGAACCATATCCATCGCCGACCGATTCACAATTCACAACGTCAAATATCACGGCGGGAATTACATCACTGTCACTCGTGTGCCTTCTGGCTGCATCACGTCCTGCGCTGCGACTTACTACTTCTGGCAGATCACGACCGCGAATGTGGCCGCCTGCATCAGTTGCACGGGCCACGAGGTCGAGGGCATCGACTTATTCGTAGGGCAGAAGTCTCCCGCAGGCCAGATGTTTAACTATGGCTCCAATCCCTACGCTACTCCGTCAGCGGCCTCGACGAACCTGCTCGGGTTTCCCTCTCCGTGGGCAGGAAAGATTTGTCTCGGTACCTCGTATCCATATTCCAATATGCCGTGCCGCGCAGGCGGATCAATCATGGATTCGCATGTCAACTGGAGCACAAATCCAGGGCCGGGTGGGTCAGTCGATACAGGCGCGATCATGTACATGACAACGCCGCAGGGAGATACGGCCTTAAAGTACCCGCTAGGCTGGGGGGAGGTTTCAATCTCTGGCTCTGTAGCTACTTTGCAGATTGGGAATTCCTTTACCTCGAATGAGGTGAATGTGCCAATTGCGCTGGGCCCTGCGACCTGTACGGTAACCGCATTTACTTCGGCAACGCAAATCACTTTCGGCTCTTGCACGGGTGGAACTCCTTCGGGAACCACAAACTATTTCATTCAAGCATTCCCCGGCTGCTGCTACTCGGAAGGTCAACTCCTGATCGCGCAGAACCCGAATGGGCCGAACTACCGCGAATACCACACGTTCAACTCAGGTTACTCGCCGTTTTTCAATACGCAACAGGGCTTGGCGGTCATGTCGCTAGACGGCACAGGGGCGATGTTCTCGTCTGACTGGATGGGGACGCTAGGCACGAACATAGGCGCGGCAACCGGATACATGCCCGCCGACTGGAGCGCATCCGGAACCGTGCTGGCGAACGGTCTACTGTGGCCGCAGACCAATAACAACTCCGGCTACATCTTCCAGGCGACGGGCAACTGTACGACGGGTGCATCGAAGCCGACCTTCCCGCAAACCGCAGGATTGACGGTAACCGATGGCACTTGCACTTGGACAAACATCGGCCAGCCGCGCGGCGATGTATTTGTAGCGATCTTACAATGATTCGCCTCGCAACTCTTGAAGATGTGCCGCGATTAGTAGAAATGGGCCTTAACTTCAGGGGCACCACTTCCTACGAAAAGTTGTTGCGGGAGAATCCGTCGAAAATGAAAGAGCTCGCGGAGAAACTCATTCAATGCCAAGCATTATTAGTGAGCGAGAGGGATGGGAGTCTGGTCGGAATGCTCGGATTCTTCATCTATGACCACTTCATCTCGGGCGAGAAAGTTGCAGGCGAGGTATTTTGGTGGCAGGAACCGGGTAAGCGCGGCGATGGACTGAAGCTGATGAAGGAATTTGAGCGCATCGCCAAAGAAGCGGGCGCAAAGCAGATTCAAATGGTCGCACCTACAGATCAAGTTGCGAGAGTTTACAAGCACATGAAGTATGAGTTCGTCGAAGCAAGTTATTCCCGCACATTATGAACCCTTTAATCTTCGACAACTTCGCACCGGATGCGGATTTAATCAGGCGGGCAGTCATCGCAGAAGGGTTCACTGACGAGATTGGGCCAGATAGCGCCGTTTATACGGGAATCTCGAAATACGAAGTACCGCACTGGTATGACCGAGTAAGCAAAGTGGTTGGGTCAAAGATTAACCCCAAGCTATCTTGCTTTCGCCTTAACTTGGCGGGAGAAAACCCTCACTCATGGGTGCATTCTGACGATATTTGCGCGAAGTATGCGAGCGTTCTGTACCTCAATCTTCCCATGCAGTGTAAAGGCGGTACGGCTTTCTGGCGGCATAAAGAACTGGGCGTGGACAGGCTTTTAGGCCGCGAAGAACTTACCAAAGCTGGGCATGATGCAGATAACTACTACGCCATAATGAATCAGGAGTGGAAAAAGAAAGATGCGTGGCAGCAAACCAATATGGTGCCGATGAAGTGGAACAGGTTCATCACATATCCGACTTGTTTTTTCCATTCTCGCTACCCGTTTGAAGCGTTCGGTTCCGGTTCTGCAGATGGGCGCTTGATCTGGATTTGTTTCTACGACGTGAACCCATGAGTGTAGCCACTACAACAGCGATTGCAATTGGAGTTGGGGCGGCGGCGGCGGGGAGCGTAGCCTCCTCAGCCATAGGGGCGAGTGCGGCCAAAAGTGCCGCAAGCACTCAGGCGAAGGGCGCACAGAATGCCCTTGATTTTCAAGAGCAGGAATGGAACCAGCAACAGCAAAATGAAGCGCCATTTCTAAAAGCGGGCACGCAGGGAGTCAATAGCCTAGCGGAATTACTGAAGACTCCGGGGCAAGGGCTTCTCTCGCAGTATCCGGGCGGAAACTTCACCGCACCGACTCTGCAACAGGCAGAACAGGCTCCAGGCTATCAATTCCAATTGGAGCAAGGAACGAATGCGATCAATCAGAACGCCGCTGCAACTGGGAACTTGCTTTCCGGAAATACGGGGAAGGCGCTCACCGATTATGGGCAAGGATTAGCGCAGACCGACTACAACAATCTTTACGGGCAAGCACTGAATACCTACCTGACGAACTATGGAGTTTGGAACTCAGGACAGACCAATGAATACAACCGCCTCGCAGGATTGGCCGGAATTGGATCGAATGCGGCAGCCAATCTTGGTTCTCAGGGGCAAGCGGCGGCGAGCAATACAGGCAACTTGGATGTGGGGCAAGCTACCGCGCAAGCTAGCGGAACGGTTGGTGCCGCAAATGCCGTATCGGGTGGCATAAATAGCCTGTCCGGCCTCGCGTCCGAAATCCCTCTGTATTCATTGATTGCACAACAGCAGCAAGCGAACCGAAGTTCCTACAATCCTGATCTGGATGGCCGTTAGGCATGAGTGGATTTCCTCTTCCCGCGCTAGACGTTAAACCGACAGTCGCACCGCCCGATCCCCTCGCGGAATTCGGGCGTGTAGCACAGTTGCGTTCACAGATTCAGCAACAGCAAGCGCAGCAACAAGAGATGCAGATTCGCGGGCAGGCGATTAAAGATCAGCAGGCCACAACTGCAGCAATGAATCAGTGGGATCCATCCAGCGGAGATTATGACAAGCTGGCCAAGTCAGTTCTGGATAACGGCGGCTCTGCGAATGCGGCCACTGCGATTCAGCAACATGGTCTGCAAGTTAAGCAGTCCTTGTCTACTCTCGATAAAGACCAGCGCGAAAACTTCATCGCCAATAGAAAAGTTGTCGGCGATACGCTGGGAGAGTTAAAAGACGTTCCGGACGAGCAGTTGCACGATCAAGCGCTGCAAACCGTGAACCAGTTGGTGCAGCGGAGAATATTTGACCCGGCGCAGGCTCAGGGCTTGCAGCAAAAGATTCTATCGACTTCCGATCCGACACAACTTCGGCAACTGATTGACCAGTCCGCAAAGATGAATGAGGGTTTAGCTGGGGTTGCGGCACAGGCTAAGACTGAGGCAGAAACCAAACACGCGGCAGCTCAAACCGCCGAATCCCAGCAGAAGACTATTGAGGCAGCAGCCAATACTGCCAAAACTCAGGTAGAAACACAGAATATGCAGCAAGGGCTGACGCCAGCCCTAATGGAGGCGCGGTATATTCGCCTGCAAGCACTCAAGAGTCAGGGCCATGCGCTAAACGCAGACGATGCGGCATTTGTGAAGGGATACGAGAAAAATAAGACGTTGGTTCCAGTCGCCAACTTCAACCTGCAAAACTCAGGTGCGGCGGCGGACAACAATGGCAACCCCTCGCAGATCGCGCAAGCGCTCGCTGAAAATCGCATGAAGTGGAGTGAGGCAGTTTCCCCGCGCACTCCGCAATCGACCAAGAACGCGATCATGGCGCAAGTCTACAAAATCAATCCGAACTACGACACCTCAGAGTTTGGCCTTGAAAGCGATGCGGCCAAGAAAGCACGCTCTGGCGCATGGGCAGATACGCGGATTGCCTATAACACTGCAATTGACCATGCGGATCAACTGCTGACAGCCTCGAAAGCGTTACAGAATGGCGATGTGCAGAAGTTGAATCAGCTCAAAAACTACTTCTCCACTCAGTTCGGTTCACCCGATGCAACAACAGCGCAAGCGATAGCCAATGCCTATAACCATGAAGTTACATCGGTAGTTGCCAAGGGGCACATGACCGATGCGGAAGTCGCGCAAGGTCATGGCGTTCTAGATGTAAATAAATCCAGCCCAGAACAGATCGCGGGAGTTGCGCAGGCATATAAGAACCTGATGTCTTCCAAGCGCGATGAACTGGACAAGATCATCAAGGCTGGTGCTGGCAATAAGGCGAATGGTGTTGTGAATGTAGAAAGCAAGGGCGGCGACTTCTTCTCTAATTTCGGCGGCAAGAAGCGATGAGTACAGTACCAATCTTCGCACCAGACGGAACGCTGGGCGATGTTCCCTATGAGCGAATGCATGATGCCATAGCTGCGGGCGGCAAGCCCGGAGTAACGATTAAATCTCCCGATGGGTCACTGGGGGTTATTCCAGCAGATCGCACACAAGATGCGGTCAAGGCTGGCGGGTCAATCGTCCCTATCCAAGATCAAGAAACTCAGCATGCGGGATTCTGGCACAAAGCGTGGAGCGATATTGCGTCCATTCCAGAAGCATTGGCCGCACCCGACCCATTAGCCGATCCCCGAGTATCAGATCAGGACAAGTGGCAGATCGCGCAACAGCAAAATAAAGATGCGCTAGCCAAGAACGCGCAGAGAGTTCAGGAACACGGGCACCTCTATGACCTGGGTGCAACTGCGAACGAAATGATGGGAGTGAATGTCGCAGGGGAAGAACAGTCTGCCAAGGAAGGTGATAAAGGCGGAGTTTTGGGACACGCGGCTGCTGTCCCTATGGTAATGGCTGCGACAGAATTAGCTATGCGAGGCATTAAGGCAATCGCGCCGAAACCGGAAACCCTATATCAAAGCGCATTGAAGCCCTCAACGAGAATTCCTGCGCCCAAGATCGATCAAATTGTACAAACCGGATTAGAACAGGGCGTTCCCGTAAGCCATACCGGAATCGAGAAGCTGACTGATTTGGTCGATGACCTAAATGACAAGATTAAAGCAGAGATTCAGGCGCAACCGGATCGCCCGGTTAGTTCAGGGAAGGTGTTGCAACGACTAAATCCAGTAGTGGATAAATTTTCCACTCAGGTCAATCCCGCCGCAGATCTAAATTCTATTTATGAAAGTGGGAAGGAATTCGCCGAGAGCCAACCCGGTGATATTCCTGCTGCACAAGCGCAAGCTCTCAAGCAGGGCACATATCAGCAACTCAAGGGGCGGTCGTATGGGGAACTGAAGAGCGCGACCATCGAATCACAGAAGGCCCTAGCTCGCGGACTAAAGGAAGAACTAAATAACGCATTTCCGGAATTGGCCAATCTCAATGCCAGCGAGTCTAAACTCCTAAATCTACAGCCAGTTCTGGAAAAAGCAGTACAGAGAGTAGGCAATCACAATTTAATTGGAATAAGCGGGCCAATCGCAGCCGGAGCAACGGAAGCATTGACGGGAAGTCCGGGGATTGCAACAAGTGCAGGAATACTCAAGACAATTCTGGACAACCCGAACGTCAAATCTAATCTTGCCATTGCTCTATACCGGGCTGCGAGGAATCCGGGAGAGCTCTCGACTGTGAGTCAGAGACTTGATGCTTATTACGCTGCGCTCGCAAACGCTGCAAACGGGCAGCAGAACGCCGATCATAAAAATCAACCAGCCAATTAAAGGTTAGGGCGAAGGCCGCCACAAGAAACATAGCCATCCACATCCCCAAAGTATAACGCGTTCCCCATGAAAAAACTTGCAATTTTAATCTCGGTGCTGTGCTGTGCCTTGGTCGCTTTTGGGCAGACTACGCCAGTAATTCTTGCACCCATTCCGCTATTCCAGAGCTTCCTGCAGAGCGGCACCCCAAACTCATTTGGCTGTGTGTTTTCATACGCTTCCGGAACAACCAATCCGATTCCAACATGGACGGATTCAACGGGTGCGACACAGAATGCCAATCCGGTAATCCTCTCAGGGGGTGGGCAGGGGAATATTTGGATTCAGAGCGGAGTCAGCTACAGCCTAAGAATTAAGGGAAGCGGTGGTCTGAATTGCGCCTCTGGAGTGACCGTCGCAACGATCAATGGCATCGGCGGCGGCGTCTCGACTCTTGCGGTTACCGTTCCCTTCACCCCCGCACCGCAATTCACGGTCACCAGCCAGAACCAATTATTTCAATTCACTCTGACCGGAAATGCGACAGCGCTTCCATTGAATGTTGTGGGCGTCACCCCTCCGGGATTGATTACCTTTCAAATCATTCAGGATGTAGTAGGCGGCCACACTTTCACATGGCCGACGAATGTAATCGGCGGCGCACCGATCGGCACTAGCGGCGGAAATATAACGACTCAGGAATTTGTATGGAATGGCACCAATGCATTTGCGTTAGGGCCAGCAGTTGATGGGCCGGGGCCAGATATTTCAGCAGGCGGAATTGTCGGCACAAGCCTGACTGTCTCGGGAGCAGTTGCGGCCTCTAGTTCCCCGACTTTCTTTTCGATTGCGAATGCGGGCACCACGGGCACATCGCTATTCACCTTAACGAAGCTGAACGGTTCCTCGTCATCTACTGCGGTCATCGCCGCAACGACGGATACAAGCGGAGTGGTTGGTATCTGTGTAGCGAACTGCAGTACCTCTGGGAACGCGACAATTCAGCAGACTGGCACCACGAACTGCACATTTGATGGCGCGACCACTGCGGGCGATTTCGTTTCCATTAGTTCAATCACTGCTGGGAATTGCCATGATGCGGGACTAGCGCCAAGTGGGCAGAATATCGGAAGAGTTCTATTCACAAATGGCTCAACGGGCACCGACCCGATCCTTCTGTTTCCTCCCGGTAGCGGCACGTCTCTGAACTGTGCGCTGCAGCCAAATACGGTTGCAGTGGCGACTAATACCCCATCTATTGTGCAAAACTGCACATTTCAAGCTGGCGCTCTCAATGTATTAGGCAAAAGTTTCCGGCTGACCTCCGGCTTCACGATGACTCCGGCGGCAAGTTATACCCTGAGTTTAAATTGGGGCATTTGGAATGTCTCCCCATCATCTTTAAGTACCGTGGCGTCGGGAACGTCCGCGACACTTCAGCAAGCATCGTTTTCAGAAGTATGCACGGTGGTTACGGCAGGTAGTTCGGGAGCCCTGAATTGCTCCTATGTCTCCCTTCCTTATACAAGCGCGGGAGTGACGGCGGCCACGTTTCCCAATCAAACCTTCACCTCCATCGATCTAACCGCCGCAGTAAATGTAGGTACTCTCTGCACATTCGGAACTGCGGCAGTTAATAGCTGTTCCGGCAAGACATTTCTCTTGGAGCAATTAAATTGAAGAAAGGAGCTTACATGAAGCAAGCTCTGGCAGTCCTGCTATTCGCGGTACTTTCCGGGCATCTCGCACGCGCCCAGACCTCTGTGGGCCCAGTCAATATCACAGGCTCGCAATGCGCCCAAATCAATACCAACAATAGCGCCACAGTGGTTATTCAGGTTACAGGAACCTGGACAGGCACAATACAGCCTCAAGGCTCTATTCAGGGCAAGGCCGCATTCAACGTTTCGGTAACTCCGCAGGGGTCAACCACCCCACAGAGCACGATCACGGCGAATGGCGCCTACAGTGTATCTACGGCGGGACTGGATACCTTCCAAGCCTGCGGAAACACTGTAACCAATACGGCAACGATCAATATGAACTCCTCGCCATATGTGAATGCCGCGCTTATCTCCGGGGGCGGAGGTGGTGGAGGCGGGGCAGTCAGTTCAGTATCCGGAGATGGCAACTTTGTAAATAACGTCAGTTCGACCGGAAACGTAGCCCTGACTCTGACCAATGCCGCAGGTAATACTGTTTGGGGCAGGAGTTTGGGCACGACTGGGCCCGCCTCTTACTTCGCGCCTAGTTTAACGAGTGCGCTATTTGCCAATCAGGGCACGACAACTACTGTTCTGCACGGCAATGCGGCAGGGAATCCTACATTTGGCGCGGTGAGTCTCGCCAACGATGTAACGGGTAACCTCTCAGTCAATAACCTGAACTCGGGCACTGCCGCAAGTTCGTCTACCTTTTGGCGTGGCGATGGAACATGGGCCACGCCTGCGGGCGGAGGTGGGACTCCTTGCACCACAACTGCATTATCGCTCCAGTTCAACAGTGCGGGATCGTTTGGTTGCGTCCCGGATTTCACTTTCTCAACTCCGCACACGATTCTTTCGGGAGCTTCGGGGATTCTCGACCTGCACGCTGCGGCAGTCGGCGGACTATTTCTTCCCGGAGCGCTCTCTACGGGTATTGTGACCGTTGCAACCACGACGGGCGCAATCAGCAGTTTCACTCCCGGCTCTGGGGTGCAGACATTTTTAACCACACCTTCCTCTGCCAACTTTTTTGCTGCGATTACTGATGAAACCGGATCGGGATTGGTTGTCGGCAACAACACCCCTGCACTGACTACTCCCAAGGTCACGACCATTAACGATGCGAACGGAAATCCCTTCATCGCATCTTCGGCGACGGCTTCCGCAGTCGATTCGATCACGGTAACGAACTCCGCAACTGGTAATCCTGCGACGGTCACAATCGCGGGCTCCGGCTCTGATTCAAATGTGAATCTTTCTCTTTCCGGCAAGGGCACGGGCGTGGCGCAGCTTGCGAATGGCGCGACCGCCACTACCCAGACAGTCGGCGACAACACGACTAAAGTTGCGACGGATGCCTTCGTATTAGCCAACGCCGTAACCAATCCCATGACCACCCTGGGAGATGAGATTTATGGCGGCGCTTCTGGAGTATTTACCAGATTGGCGGGGCCAACGGCGACAAATGGCGTGCCCCAAGTGCTGACCTCTACGCCTTCTGCTGGTGCGGCGACTGCCCCGGCATGGCAGCCCAACGGTGTGCCCGCAGATGCTCAGACAGGCACAACCTACACGATCTTAGCGACTGACCGCGAAACTTATGTGACCTTTTCCAATGCGGCCTCTATCGCAGTAACTCTGCCGCAAGCAGGAACAACGGGATTCGCTTCAAACTTCGCTTTCGTGGCCTGCGACATTGGTGCGGGAACGGCGACTATCACCCCGACCACTGGCACCATAAGTTCCTCGAATGGAACGGCTTATACCGCAGGCGCTTCGACTCTAGCCTTGACCACTGGGCAATGCGCTTGGATTTATTCAGACAATACAAATTACTTCGCCATTGTGCGCACGGGCGGATCGGGATCAGGAACTGTAACAAGCATCGCGACAACCTCACCAATCACGGGCGGCACGATCACCTCAACCGGAACAATTGCGTGCGCGACATGCGGTGTCACGGGAACGGGCTTGCAGCAATTTGCATCGACGACTTCGGCGCAGCTTGCGGGCGTTCTGTCTGACGAGACTGGCACCAGTTTGGCAGTATTCAACACCTCGCCGCTGCTAGTTACTCCGAAAGTAACCACGATCAATGATGCCAATGGCAACCCGTTCATCCTCTCCTCTGCAACAGCCTCAGCGGTGGATGGAATCACGGTCACGAATGCGGCAACTGCAAACCCTGCAACTGTAGCCGTAGCCTCTACAGGCAGCGATACAAACATTCACCTGCAATTGAATGCCAAGGGCACCGGGAATGTGATGGTTGGTTCTGCCACAAACTGCACGCCGGGAACGGCTGGAGGCTTGTGCGCGAATGAAGGCACCGCACCTACTGGGGTAGCTTCAGTTGGAGAACTCTGGCCAGATTCAGGTACTCACGTCTGGAACTGGAACAGCAATAACGCTACCGCCCAGCACCTCCCAGTTGCTTTAGTGACGGCTGGAACCGCCTACACCAATGCCACGACAACGTTCAGCAGTGTCGTCGGAGGTTCTGGGCCGACGTTGGCAATCCCTGTAAATGCGAGCACTTCTTACGCTATAACCTGCACGATCATCTGGCAGGCTTCCGCGAACACCGCAGGGCCGAAATTCCAATGGACTGGCCCCGCCTCCCCGACCACGCTCGCATCAAGCATGACGAGTGCAGTTACCACCACAACTTTAATTCAAGCCACTGCGACCGCATTCTCAAGCGCAATGGCGAACTCCGGAACTGTGACCACCGCAACAAACCAAGTAGCCACAGTTACCTTGGGACTGAACAACGGAGTTAACGCTGGAACGGTCACTTTGCAAGCGGCGGCAAACGGATCTGGAACTCTCACGATAGAGCCCGGAAGTGACTGCATTGGTCAATAACTCCATGCGAATACAACTGAGACTGCTCCTGCTATTGGCACTTTGCTCCCCGGCCTTTGCCGTCATCGCGCACGTCAATGACACTCCAGTTGACTGCGGCGGAGGAAACACGGGCTGCAATATCCCCTCTACGGCCTATACCAATGGCAACTCTGTTTGGGTAGGGATTGTGACGGGAACAGGTGCCATCAATACAACTCCTGCGGTGATCGGCGTGCCTAGTTCTTCGCTAGGGACATTCACTTGTCAGGCGCAAGTTAACTTCGTCGGCAAGTCTGGAGGCCAGTGGGTAGGGATTAGAACGTGCTGCGCTCAGGTCACGGCCTCGACGGCCTCTTACACCATTGCCGTTTCTACTGGAGCAACTGCCGACATTGCAGCAGGGCAGGTTCAATTCTCCGGCACAAGCGGGTGCTCGTTCGACACTGGCAATACGGGCGAATCGACAGGCTCAGTGCCCGTTACCACCCTCGCCACGGGCACATACTCCACAGTTGGCGCACCGGAAATTGGCTTCGCAGTCATCGGCGACGATTCCTCCTGCATTCAGGGAGGGTTGAGTGCTACGAGTGGATTCACTCTTGCGACAACTCCGACCTGCGCCTCTATCGGATTCGGCACCGCCTATCAGATTTACACGGTTACGCAAACGAATACGACAGCCTCATGGGGCTTCGCTTCCAACACTGACGAAATTGGCACACAGGCGGCAGTCTACAAAGTTAATGCGGTAGTCGCCACTGCTGGAGAGATCGTTCTTCCAAAGACAATCCTTCGCCCAAAGACGGAGATATTTTGAAGATTCTGTTAGCAGTTGTTATCTGCTGCATCCCTGCATTCGCACAAGCAGACCTTAAATCACAAGTAGATGCATTTTGTGCGGACTTGCAGAAGCACCGCGCAATTTATAAGCCTGCTCTGGATGCGGCAATAGCGAAAGACGTGACAACCTTTCGCGCCAATAAACAAGCGGCAGTACGTGCACATCAGGACTTCCACAAGGTAAAGGAAGTTTCGGACGAACAACGTAAAACGCATCACGAACTGAGCGACCAGTTCACGACAAACTTTAGGCTGCGGGGCAAACGTTTAAGACTCGCTCTTGAGCAAGCAACTGGCGATGTGCATAAGTTCCCCATGCCCGGACTAGACGAGCCCATGACGGGAGATTCCGCAGCTCAGATTGACATGATTTGCGACCGATTCAATCAATGGAAAAAAGAACTGAAATGAGAAAGATTCTTTTAGCACTCCTGCTGTTGGTTGCTCCGGCATTTGCCACGACTGCGCCCGTCCTGTTCTTTACTGACTTGACGGATGGGCCGAACTCCGGCAACTCGGATACGACTTTCTCTGCAACGGGCGGAGTGTACGTCACACTTTACGGCAACTTCCTCGACAGCTTTACTTCTGTAACCTTGAATGGATCTTCCTGCCTGACCGTGGTTTCCAATCCAGCCACTTGGATGTGGTATGAGCGGATGGTTGTGAAAGTCGGCACGACTTGTGCGACTGGAAACTTCGTCGTTACTACGGCGGCAGGAACGTCCAACGGCATCCCTTTCACGGTGCGGGCCGGAAATATCCGCTACATCGCAACAACTGGGAATGATGGCAATGCGGGAACCTTCGCCAGTCCCTATCTGACGATGCTCGCTTGCATATCCTCTGTGCAGAGCCCCCCTGATGGGCACATTTGCTACGCAGAAAATGGAGTGCACCAAGACACGATTGATGCGCGAGGCTGGGGAGCAATTTCCTGCTCGATTGAGTGGTGCAACACTACCAGTTCTGGATTTAATACCGTACTTGCAGCTTATCCGGGTGCGACCGTTACGGCGGGCACCACATCATTAGCGGGTCTAGCGTTCCGAGACACGGATTGCACCGCTACGCCTCAAGCAGGACAAGGCTTCTTCACGCTCGCAGAAATCAATCTGCGGGCAACGTCAGACGCGCTCGGACTTCAAGGCAATGCTATTTCAGAGGATCATACCAAGCCGCCTTTTAACTCTGACTGCAATACAAGAACAGGGAAAGGTTCGCAGCATTGGAGATTTGTCGCAATTGACGCCTCATGCCCATCTGGAAGCGGATCGGACGCATGCCTGCATACCGGAAATATCGGCGAAGATGCGACTACGGGACTAATTGACAACTTCTTCTATGGCATGAACTGGCACCGTATTGGTGCCGCGCAACCCGGCGGCCCTGACGATCAGTATCATGGCATGTATTACGGGGATAATTCTTCTGGGTACGAGTTGGGCTGGAGTCAGATTTCAGATGTAGTGGGATGCAGAGGCCTGCAAGTCTACTCGAACGATTTTAACGAATACTTGTACAAAATCCACGACAATTCAATCTGGAGCACGACCTGCGACGGCATCGTTGCTTCCGTAACCGACCCTTCGCTTGGTGCGGTTAGCATTTACAACAATGTGCTTTGGTTGGTTGGGCAGGGGCCGCCAACATTTGAAGGCGGCGGCACCTTCACGGGAATATTCATCGCCCGCACAAATCAATTTGGGAGCTATCAAGGCACTCCTGGAGTTGCGGGCCCAGCAGGATCAGGAAACTTCGCAGTATTCTTCAACACGCTTTATTCCACGGGAAACATCGTCGGAACGGGAGAATCTTCATGTAATACGCGAGTCACAGGCCTTGCCCTAGACGATGATCCTGGCGGCGGCACTCCGAACGCGCAGACCGCAGAAACCGGGACAATCTACAGCAATGTAGTCTCTGAAACCTCGAAAGCCTCGCCTTGCACAGGCGGCATTCCTTACTGGCTATCGGGACCGGGAGCCTCGTTCCTTACCGGAAATAAGAATCTCACATTCGGCCTGACGTGCTCACCAAATCCGTGCTCTAGTGCACAGGTTACAAACTCAGTCACTACCGACCCGCTGTTTACCAGCACTTCAACGACAGGCTGCCCAGCCTCGTGTGCGACGAATCTGCACCTCTCGTCTGCGGGGAGTCCTGCCAATGGCACAGGGGTCACTACAGGGCCGCCATTCATTCCAACTTACGACCATGACGGAGTAGTTAGGCCCAGTCCGCCGTCAATTGGCGCTTATGAATTTGCAGCGGGAACAGGGCCGCCTCCATCGAATCCGGGCCCATCAAGACTCTTTGCAGGATCAATCATTATGTCGAAGGGAAACTATGAACAGACCAGTTCCGATATGGCTTTTGGCGGTTACCTTGATGCTAGCGTTGTTTGCAGAATCACTGGTTTCGCCCCGCAGCAGTGTTCAGGCACAAACTAGCGCAGTCGGCTATCTCCAGCTCGGCGGAGTCTCGGCTCTCTCGCAGTGTGCATGGCCGACTTACATTCCAACTACCGGCATCCACATTTTGGCGGCCTGCCCCGTGGATACGGGAACCATAGCAACCTCTGGAGTGGCTTATGCGATTGACGGGAGTGCGACATTCGCATTCCCTAACAATGCTGCGGGTGTCACAAGTTTTAATGGGCGCACGGGTGCGGTGCTGCCAAAAGCAGGGGATTATACGGGGCTCATTACCTACCCGAGCGATCTGGTGAATGCACCGACCAAGCTAACCTGCACTAACACGACTTCAGGCTGCACAACTCAATAAGGGGGAAGCTATGAGCGCAACTTTCAAACAGTGGTTAATCGGGGCGATCGATTTCTAGAGGGGATATTAATCCACATGCTTCCACGTTTTCCGGCTAACGATCGAAGAGATATTGGCTGCCGTTACGCCATAAATGGCGCCCAGCGTTGCCAGAGAATAATAAGGGCGGCGTTCTCTGATAGCTCGAACATCATCCGCCGTAAGTTTGACGGTGTTAACGGACTCACCGTGAGCATGGCGCATGCGATTCACCATGTCTCCCGTGTTTTGCTTGTGGCTGCCTTCAATTATGTGTTTCGGATTAAAGCAGAGTGGGATATCACACGTATGGCGAGCAACGGGATATGGCCAGCGACCATGCGTAACCCTGAAAGCCAACCTGTGAACCGTTACCAGCTTGTTATCAAAACGACACCAACCATAGCCCTTGGTGGAGGCGAAGGGCCATATGAGACACGATTCGGAGCTGTGATTAGCGATTGCATCACGGAAGTACTGGAGTCTATTAAAGTTTGGCATATCGGCTACTTCAAATATAGGAGTCTATCGGCATGAATGCAACGGCTAAAGCATGGTTAATAGGGGCTGCCAATGCCGCTATTAGCGGACTTACCAGTTCGGGAATAGGGCTGGGTCTGGGGTTGGGTTGGAAAAAATCACTTGTGCTGCTCGGCGGAAGCGCTGGAGTATCACTTCTTAAATGGGCCAACCAGCACCCGATTCCGGGG